CAACTTGTTGGTCCAGGTTTGGGTGTTGGACCAGAAGTTCCCGCATTTGGGGGTCATCAACAATTGTTCCGTGTTAATCCAGAGAATGTTGGTGCGTATCGCTTAACGACTTTACCTGGTAGGTCAGGTCCAGCATTTGATGCTAAGGGTGGTAGACGTGGTATTGTCGGTGAAGTTGCACACAATAGACCAGAAAAGACGGCGTTTTTATATGGTCGTCTCCCCCCAGTTGCAGGCAGAGCACAGGGTATGACTGGTAGAACACCAAGAGCGGAACACGAACGTACAAAGAGAACAACAAATAGATCCGAAACGGGTTCGAGGACTGATACATTAAACTTTGCATCTGCAAAGAGAACTGTTTCTGCACTTACACGTGCCCAGGAACCAACACGAAACAAAGCCGATGGTGCTATAGAACAATATCAGTACAATAATCAACCAGCTCCAGGTATATCAAGTTTTATAGGTGGATACTTAAATACTCCAGCAACTAAGATCGGTGAAAAGAGAACATATGGCTCGACACACACTGCCGAAGAACTTATGAAATATGGTTTCAGGCCAGACGATAGACGTGGTAAACCAAATAGAACTGCGGGTCCAGGTCGAATGAACGTTCGTGCCGACGCACTTAACCAAGGTGGTATGGTCACGAGTGTTCGTTCCGATACAACGAGAATTGATGGTCGAGTAAATGCCGCGAATGGTGCTTGGACACAACAATATAGAAATAACGATTATCATAAATTCAACGCGTATAAGGGACACGAAAATCCAAACGCTACAAACATGAGTTTGGATACGGCGAGACGACAACTTGCAAGTAACCCATTAGTTCACAGTCTTTCTTAAATAACTAAAAATTATGAGATTTACACTCATTAAAATATTGTTCATATATTTTAATGAAGGTACACACCTTAGACATAGATAGTGGTGAACGGGACCCAGTTTTGTACCCAATCCCAGGTGATTATGTCGTACACTTAAAAAACCCTATTTACGACGTGACTAAAATATCACTTATATCAGCGCGTATTCATAATAGTCAGTACCTCATACACTCTAGGAACAATCAATTTGATATAAATGGAACAACGGTCACTATACCTATAGGAAACTATAGTGGTGATGATTTAGCACAGGCGGTCGCAACAGCCTCTAGTGTTATTACATCTGCTGTGTTTGATAAGGAAACGAATGCTATAACGTTTACAGGTAGTACACAGTTTACATTTGAATTTTACGGGGGTGTAAACGGGTACGCTACTGGTACGAATGGGTACACGACACCATACGATGTTTTAGGTTTACCGGCAAGTAACGTTTCGTCTACAACGTCGTCGCCTTATACTTTAGAAACTGGGAGTATTAATTTACAGGGTGTCGATGCAATTATAGTTAAATTGAGTAGTGGTTCCGATGAATTTAACAAAACTGTATTTTCCGAAACACCATTTTATACAGGACGTATACTTCTATCTGGAGATGTGATTAACTTTTCGGGTGTTGACGATACTGTTGAACACAATTTTGATTCTGGATCACAAAAAACGATATCGAGTTTACGTGTTCAGTTTTATTACAGTAGTAACAATCGATTAATACCATACGATTTTAGAAATGCGAATCATATACTTAAACTCGCAGTGACGTGTTCTACTGATAAACTTGAGAATATTGCTAAAGTGGAACGAGACTTTTCTCTTCCACCACCTATGAGTATCCCCGAGCTAGAGGATCCGCGTAGATGGGATGCTTTTGTATCTATATTTATGGTAGTCGCAACCGGTTTATTTTTATTATTGGTTATGCGTAAGCCTAAACTTATCGAGTAACCGCGAAGATTGGTTGTGTTGGCTTTTGGACACGCGTAGAAACACGAGAGATACCGACGTAGACCAAGATGGACAAGAGCGTCGTAAACAAGGCAGTAAGTGTGTAGTTCATACCACCGTTCTTGTTAACCTTAACAACTTGGTTAACCAACCATCTCACCAAGTCCATCCACGAGAGAGCGGCGGCAAATGAGAAGCCGGCAACGACGGCGTTGAGGGATTGGGACTCGAGTTCACGAGCGACGAGCGTAACAGTTTCAGCAGCAGTAGACATTTTTATATATAGTATCCTGAGATTTTAATCGGGGAGTAAATCTTCTTCGACTAAAATTTCTTTATAATATTTTGGGTTTAAATACCCTTTTAACATACCTATATTTATAGGTACTGTACCCGAATCGGATTCCGAATCTGTTTCTGTATCAGAATCAGAATCTGTATCATCATCACGTAATCTAAAATATTCAGAAGTCGTCACATACCCCGTTGGTTCCGATGTGTTCATTACTATCTATAGCATTTTTTAACATTAATTCTGACGGATTTTTTGGTTCCCACGCATCCCAATTATCGTACGCCATATTCATTTTGACAAACTTATATTCACGTCCCTTGTATCGTGTAAAAGGAATTTCTTCATCTTCAAATTCGATGTCTTCTTCCTGGTCTTCTTCATCGGAAGATTCTTCATATATTTCCGGGAAATGTGTTCCCATTTTCTTACCAACTTCGTTCATGGCACAATATTTCATGGCATATTCCATATCTTCACCAAGTACCATATCTCGACCACACGCCGTAGCGTATTCGGCTGCGAGAACCATAGTTCTTTCGAGTACGGGTTGGATAATGTTAATAGCAGAGTCCTGGACTTGCTCAATTAAGTTTGCGGTTGCGTCTTTTTCTTGTTGATTCATTATAAATTAAACAGTGTTTTAGCAATTCCGTTTTCTATACGGAGTATATTATAACTTAGGCCTAAAACTCTAAGTTCTCTTTTACGATCTTCCTGGCTATTCAGGGTTAATGTTAATATTTGTTCTTTAATTAAACTAAAATTTCTTTGACCTGTTGGATACCACCTTTCCGGTTCAAGTGCAAAACTATATGAATAGAATCGCTTGAATAATTGTGTTCTTGAATGATGTATACCACTTTGAACTGCTCGTAAATTTATAACGTTGCCGGTTTGTTTGTTTAAAACAGTAGAACCGTCTAATTCAATTTCAAGGTTTCGTAAATGTTCATGGCTTATATATTCACTATCCAATATCTGAGCCGCGTGATCATAATTAAGAGGAGTTACGAAGTGTGAACTAATTGCACTATTTCTAATTTCCTGTATTATAAAGTACAATTCTTTTACTGGATTTTTAAAATTAAGTTTATGTTTTACAATAACGGGTTGAATATTAGGACTCTGTGGAATTTGATCTATACTTTCCTGAACTTGTGTAATGATATAATCTATTTTTTTACCCAATAACATATGTTTTTCTTCTTCGTCTAAGGAAACCATTTCAACGTTTATTTTTAAACTTTTTATCAAGTTTTTAGGTTTTAAACCGGTATAATGTATGTAATTTTCATGAACAACTCCGGTTCTTGTTGCATGAATACATTGATCAACGTCACGAAGTTTTATAACAATTTCAATTTCCTGATCTGTTATAGCACAGAGTGGTATAGCGAGTTCAGGGTTATTATAAAAATAAAAGGGTATATCGATGAAATATTTTGTATCGGATGTAGCATTACCGAGATAATGACCCAAAGTAGTTGACATGGCCTCGGATCCAGAAAGTTCTAAAGGTGGTTTACCAATAAGTTTATCTAGGTTGTGTTGCTTTGTTTGTGTTATATATTGTTCAGAATAAATGTGTATAAAATCACTCGTAAGTCTTTGAATAACTTTACCACCTATTAATAATTCCACATGTTCAATCATGTGGTGACCTATTGATTCATTATACCCTATACCAGTTCCATTTGTTATAGAACTCTTAAGACTTTGATCTATAGCACCCAATTCAACTTTCAAACTTACGGTTTTGAGAAGATCACCTTGGTTTTGTGGTATTGTACACCGAATAGTATTTCCAAATTCTACTTCACCTTCAACATCTAAATCAACAAAGAATGGTGCAAAGTTCGTATGTTTTTGAAAATTCTTTATGAAATATGTATATTCGGGGTCGTCTGTAAAAAAAGCGTCCTGTGGACCAGATGTTTCTAATTGAACACGTCCAGCCATTACTAGTATAACTGACTAAAATTTTAAACCTCCAAGTCCGCTACTTATACGTAAAACGTTGTAGTTTACAGCGTATACGTAAACTTTATGTCCGAAACTCGCGTCTGGTGTATCGAGTTCAATATCTATCAAATTGTGTGCTATTCTACTCATGTTAACTTGACCGGTTGGGTAATATGTTTCTGGTTTCAATGAGAAACTATATACACCAAAGTTATTATCCGTTACCCCTGTATAATACTTTAATGGTTGTTCGTAACTGAGCATTAAATTATCAGCGTCTATGATTATGTTATTGTTAAATTTCATGGTAACTTGTTTTATTGGTTCGTATTTGTATACGTCATCACTAACAGCCAAAAAGAACATTTCTTTGACGGGATTTTTAAAGTTAAGCATACCAGATTTTTTAGATTCACCCACTTTAAACTTGAATTGAGACATCTGGAGTTGTGTTATAACGTATTCTATAGGGCGTGTAAGTAGGAAATTCTTTTCGTCTTCGGTGATAAAAAAGAAATCGGTGACGAGTGATACTTTTTTAATTGATGAAGAAACGTCTGAAGGTGGGTCTGATATAGTATTAGTGTCTCTTGTATAAGTTACAGTCACATCATTCAATTTTTTAAACTTTATGCGTACCTCGACGAGCTGTTTCGTAAGTGCACATACGGGTATAGCTAAACTCGGGTGTCTAAAAAAATAGAAAGGTAAAAGAACGTTATAATCCCAATCGTAAGATACGTTATAATAATAATTATTGTGTCCCGTTAAGAAATAAAGTGTTTGGTCTATATCGTCTTTGTTGTTGTGTATCTGATCATACATGTATATATAATCACCTGTTATACGTTCAATGGTTTGACCACCAATAACGAGATCGGCGTAGTCTATTATCTGTGCACCTATAGATTTTCTATAAATTATTTTTTTGAGATTTATTTGACCACCCATATTGGAATGATTAGCACAGTAATAATACAACGTTGACGGCGCACCACTAGGTACTGTAAATGTTACTATACCTGTACCACCACCGGTAACACCGTTTGTATACCGAACCGGGATTTTGGATATGAAATATTTATTTGTGTGACCTGCACGTATATCTGCATTTGTAACTGTAAATATATAGTTACCACTTATTGCTATATCATAACCAAAACCGAATGCATCCGTTCCACCTTTAAAACTATGTTTTTGAGTCCATATATTAGATTCATTTAAAACAAAAACATAACTCGTTCCTAAGTCTTCCGTAAGATTGTCTCCGTCGTATGCACCAATTACTGCGTTTTCGTTACTTATATCAACAGATATACCAAAAAAATCACCCGTTGAACCACCTGTAGCTGTTATTTCTGACCCTTGTGACCATGTACCATTAGATAATATATACGAGTAAACACTACCTGTATTTGTACTTTTATTTGGTGCACCTACTAATATATTGGTTCCATTAATACTTACAGATGTACCAAAACCTTCACCCAGTGATTTTGTAAAAGATGTATTTAGTGTCCATGTACCCGATAATAAATGATAAATGTATACCTTATTATTACCAGGTGCACCTATTATAGCATAATTACCATCTATAGAAACAGATGATCCAAATAAATCTGAAGCAGAACCAGTAATTTCACTATATTCGGACCATGTACCATTGGTTAATTTGAATATATAAACACTACCAGTACTAGATGATTTTGCGGGTGCACCTACTAATATATAATCACCACTTATTGCTACACTGTAACCAAACTTATCGCCATAAGCCCCATTTTGTGCTTCTATTTTTGGACTTACAGACCATGTACCGTTAGTGTTCGTAACAATACGAATATATCCATTACCAGCAATGATACCTCCAGAGTATTGTGGAGCACCTACAACTGCGTATTTGTCATTAATATCTACACTATAACCAACGGCGTCAAAAATACCGGAAAGTATTATTATTCGGGTACCACCTTCACTTTGAACCTGATCATCTGTACCCGTATTTAAATTCCACGTGTCTGTACCAGAAACACGACTATATATTCTAAAACTACCTCTAACCCCTTGTACACTTGGTGAACCAATAATAGCATTGTCACCATAAATAGAAACGCTTGTTTCTTTTACACCCAGTAAATTACTATTTGTTAACTGAGTAATACCACTATGAACACCATCTGATGTTTCGGAGAAGTAAAATGGATGTGAAGAAGCATTTACATTAAAAGTATACGTAGAACCTTCATAAAGTGTAAGTGTGTCTTGTTGAACACCGTCTATATAGTAATTTAAACCAGATTCTGTTACCTCAAAAGACTTGTCTGGTACAGTCGGTTGTGGTAAAGTAAATTTAAGCATCATACTTCGGATAAGATCCCCTTTGTTTTTGGGTATACGACACTCTACAGTTGCATCGTAATCAACATCACCATCAAAAGGTGTTTCGATAGATTCAATTGAAAACTTAGTATGACGTTTAAAATTCATCAGGAAATACGAAAACTCGGGTTCCCCAGTAAGCCATTGGTCCTGGATACCCGTGATAGCAAGGTTTAATCGACCAGCCATTCTTACTTTACGTGAGTAAAATTTTATGAAATA